TTCTAGCTATCTTATAATTAAATCTATTCAGTCTTTCTATGCATAAGCTCTCCACCACAAGCAGAATATCCTGCGGCGTCAACCCAACTGTCCGTATCTCTTCCTGCACTTGCCTTGATTTTTGCTGTTTTCATCAATATCATCATCGCGGCCACCTGTGGCGCTGTTATGTGTATATCTAAGAAAGCACTCCAGAACTTTGCTATAGTATTAAAGTTATCCTCCGGCTCACCGTACTGTAAATTTCTATCACCACATACACACTTCTCTGCTTCTGCTAAAATCTCTTTTCTTGTCATTGTTTCTCCTTGATCTTACACACACACACAAGCCCTTCAAAGTTTAAAACGCCTTTTATGTAAACCATATCCGCTTTTTCATTTCCATAAAGCCCGATATCTTTGCCAAATGGCTTCAGTAACTGTACATCTACAAAAACCGATTTTCCCTCTTTAGTCTCAAAAATCTTAAGCTGTTTATCCCTGGATTGCATTATCATCCCCGTATCTGTCAGTTTCCATTCTTCCGCAACCACATCCTTAAAAAAACTCTCCACTTCTTTCGGTATACGCTGTTGGAGTTCTGTGCTTAGCATGTATAAGTTGGCGGGTATCAAAAACAGAGACACAGCACTATGTGTAACCGGTATATATTCACTCCATCCAATGATTAATGGTTTATAAATTATATAATCCGACTTTTTACCCTTTAACCTCGCATAAAATATATTTTTTATGATATTTACTTGTAATTTCCCAAAATCTATCATTTTCTCAATCTCTCCTTTACTCTATCTATCTCATAACAAAATTCCGTATCATATAGCTTAGTATTCGTTCATTAGAGGTATCAGCTTATCTGAATCTTTACACCGTATATATTTATCTTCGTTCATTCTTTTCTTTCTCTCCCTCAAAACTCCTGTATCCACCTTTTACCCTTGCGTCAAGCTCATCTATGTAAGCCTCCATTATCTTGCATGCAATAGGATAACTTGAGTAATTTATCTCAACATATTTCATCAAGGCCTGCATAGATTTTGCAACCTCGTCTTTATCTGAATTCTCATCAAACTCCCTTGCCGACTTCCACCACTTATTGTGTATGTCATTTATCATCACAATTATCTTGTCATTCGGCATTATTTCCTTATAGTCCATATCCTTTAAAAGCTCCTAAATTGTTTCTAAACTGATAATAACATATTTATTCATGATATAATTATCTGATAATTTCATTTATAATATTCTAATATCAATATATTACTATTTGCATGTATACTATGTCAGATACTAGAAATGTCCTACTGAAACCAACATAACCACTGGTAACTTTTATTTTTTACCCTTTGGATACCCCTTTAAACCCTTTATTTATACGGGGTTCAGGTGCTAGGCAACCAAGTAACCATAAAAAACACATCCTCGCATATAGGGGAAATATTTTTATAAAAAATATCAAGAAAAAATATTAAAAAAAATTCCCTTATATATATGTGTATGTGTGCATGGTTTCAGTGGTTATTTGGTTACTACACCCCTTAAATCCGCTTAAACTCTAGCTTTTTTTGTTTTTTTTCGGAAACCATATTATTTTTGGGTAACTACAAATTGGTTTGTATTTTTCAGATAATTCACTAATTAAATGGAAGTATGTCATTATTTATCATATCAATTTGTTCAAATCCACTGCTCAAATCACTATTATCTGATAATTTTAATTTGATGCACCGTACAGGAGTTCCATTGAATTTTTTCAAAGAATCAGTCCTCCCTTTATTCGTCAGTAGCAAATTTTTGTCATTTGCCCATTTCAAAAATGATACTCTTGAAAATCCTGACTGTTTGCAAAGTTCCGACATGACAGTTGAAATAATTACAGCATAGCCGTCTTCTATGATTCCCCATCTCTCCACAACCTCGTTTCGTGGATCAAATCTTGCCGGGTTCATGGCCACCTTATCAAGGATAAACCTGTAACACCTTTCATTGTCTGAAAGCTCATTTTTATCAATTAAGACCTGCTTAGCCTCCTCTATGTCTATGCACTCACCGTCTTTGAAAATATAGTCAGTTGCTATCTTGTCAGCTGTGAGTACTATAGAAAGCGATAAGCTTTGCTTTTGCATCTTTTCGTCATTGTCAAGCTTATCCAGAAAACCCTTTTGAATTTCCATAAGCCCTTCAACACCGATTTCTTTCAGAATCTTTATAAAATCCCTACCGGCATAACCATAATTGTTTTTCGCCACTGAAGCCGTAAGCCTTGGATCCTCAAAGATATAGCCGTCACAGCTTATCTCTAAGATTCTGTTCATTGCTCCACCTTGATTGACATAAGATGTTAAAGGCTTTTCACCGTTGGTTATTATACAGTTTTTCCACCTGCTTTCTCTGTTTATACCAATGTCCTTATTGCTTCTTGTTTTGCCCTTTCCGGAACAAAGCACATATACAAGACTTTCAAAATTCTCTGCAAGCCTCCTGTTTTGATTTGATGTATCATCAAGTAGCATTGGCAAGTGGTTTAACATGTCGGCTTTAGCCTCTAAGGCCGTCTCCGTACTCTTGTAGTCGCCTACAAAGGCATTTTCATCAGGATTTGCCCAAACGGATGCCGCAAGCATTAAAGCCACCGACTTACCTGCTTCAGTGCCTCCCCAAAGGTCTACAAAGAAGGGTAGGCCTCTTAATGGAGCAACCAGGACGCTTGCGAATGACGCTGCCAAACAAAATTTACTTTCAATCCTTTTTCTTGCCCTTACGGTTCTTGCGTGGTCTAACCAAGCTGTGTAGCTACCTTGAGTGGTAACACTTTCAGATACCTGCTTGAACTTCATATCTCCATCAAAAATAATATCACCGTCAAACGGTATAAAATCCTTATTGAGCCATCCGAACTTTGAAGTCGAACGCTTAATTCTGATAAAATTATCGTTCAAATTTTCAACATCAGATAAATACTTTACTAAAAGCTTTGCGTTCTCACTTGTGACCGCTACTCCCTGCTCCGCTAAGGCTACTATCTTACTTGCTGAAGCTATCAAAGACTTGGGGACCACTATTTCATGCCAAATGCCTGTACGCTTGTAAGCAAGTTTTATCTGCTCCGCTCCTGTTTCGATATTTTTTAATCTCTCGACTGGTAATATTGGATGATAGCAGGCATATTCGTCTGAATTTGGCTTTAAAATGCCCTTATCAGTCGCATTCCAGTAGCCACAAATCATGTTGTCATATTCGTCGCTTTCAAAGTTGGTCCACTGGCAAAGGGAACCTTTAGTCTTTTCAGGCATTATTTCTTTCTCAGCCTTTCGGAAAGCATCAAGTAATATTTTAAATTCTGTATACGCCTTTAGCTCCCTTGCCCTGTCCATCAGGTTGGCAATGTTAACGCCTCTTTCGATTTCGTCCTCATCAGCGAATACTTCCTGCATAAATTCTCTTGAGAGCAGGTCTTTTTTTGTCACTTCTTCAATTTTCTTCATTAACCTGCTCCTTTATTATAAAAATCCTGATAGATTGCCGAAGATACGTAAGTATATGCATACTCATATACATCTTCTTCCTTGCTTAACTTTGCACGCTCTACAGTCACCTTTAAAAGTTCTCTATAGCAGTTTGCCCATACATCACTTAAAGGCTCTAATTCACTTAATATCGCCCTTAATTCATCTTGCCTATTAAATATGCCCTTAAGCTTGTTTCGTTCGTTCTGAACGATTCTAGCCTTGTTCTTGCGTGCCTTGCTGCGTGCATATTCCTCAAACTTTGCTTTGCGGCTATTATCTTTCGTTCCTCCAAGCTTTTTATAAGCCTCAGAGAAGTTACAATTTTCCATGCCTGCCACAAAGTCAAAGATATCACCATGCTTTTGACAACCGAAACAATAAAAAGACTTTACATAAATTTTCATTGACGGAGTTTTTTCCCTATGAAAAGGGCAGCATATAAATCCTGCCCTGTTTGTTTTAAATCCGTATCGCTCAAGGATTTCTGACATTGAATATTTTTCTTTTATTTCTTCAGATGTCATACTCACCTCCTCAGGATTTCTATTATTTTCTTTCCCGTTTCTTCCTTGTTGCAAAATAGGAAATCGCAACCATACTTGATTTTTATTGTAGATAGCACTTTATACAGCTTTTCCCCTGTCATTGCCTTAGTTTCAAATGTTTCCCATCTGCCTGTAGTAGCAGACTTTACACGTGCATATCTTCTGGGATTTATCCAGTTTTGCACATCCTCAAGGCTTTTTATTCCCTTACCATGCTCGCATAAAAATACAATTTTTACACCTGCATTATTTGCCCTTAAAAGCTCATTTCTAAA